TCCACCACCTCGCCTCTGAACATGACTAACGCCAAGCGGTCCCTGTACAAACAGCTTCGTGATGCAATTCCTGCATACCATAAGTTTTACGACGAACTGGTGCAGCTGCTACAGGAGCAACGCAAAGACGACGTGTACGTTGTAGACCGACAGTACATCTGAACTACAACTTCCGTGCAGCTATTTTCGTTCGGCCCGGTTTATTTCGGTTTACAGCGGATTTGCCGTTACGACGCTTGGGCTACCAGCGTCTCGTGGCATGTCCGCTTTGGTATACTTGAGATGGAACTCACTCGCCCCACAAGGCGTCACCATGGATCCACTCAAGAGAAGGTGCACCGACGACGACATGCGTCGGTTCCTTAAAGCCATGAACTTACTCAGGGTCATGGATCGAGAAGTTCCCGGTCAAGTTGTTGCTGCTTTTGCATACGTTGCTAGCCACAACGGCTGCCATAAGCAAGCACTTGAGGAAGACCTTGGTCTTTCCACAGCATCAGGTTCCAGGACAACTGACTGGCTTTCCAAGACACACCGCCTTGGCAAAGCTGGCTTCAACCTCATCAAAAAGGAGGACGATCCAACCAACACCCGACGTAAAATTCTCACCCTGACTCGTGAGGGTGAACTGTTAGCCCAACAGATGAAAGACATCCTCTATGGATAAACTCACCACTTGGGGCCAAGCACTCGACTACACGTTCGCCACGCGTGATACGTGGAGGCATGGCAATGGACGCAAGACAGCCTTGATCAACTCAGGGCATTTTACACGCTTGCGTGGCCGTAGTTTCCCCATCTCCAAGATCAGTCAACCGGTGGTCACACAGGTGTGCATTGAACTGGAAGATGAGGGCAAATCCGATGCCACTATCAACAGGATTGTCAGTGCTGTATCGACAGTGCTCAATCACCTGGCCTTTGATGGTTTGATCTCCGGTGCCCCGAAGTTTCGGCGGCGCAAAGAGAACGAACACCGCTTCCGCTGGTACACCAAAGACGAGGTGGAGCAGCTGCATCAAGCAGCGTTGGACCCCTTTGATCGACAAGATCTCGCCCACATCATTGTGGCTGCGGCCTACACGGGCATGCGGAGGGCGGAGCTGCTGACGGTGCAGGCGATGGACATCGACCTTGCCACCTGGCAGATCCACGTGGGCGGGCGCCCTGGTTTCACCACCAAGGCGCGGAACTATCGGGTTATCCCGATCCACGAGCGCATCCGGGGATTGGTCTCGGATCGGCTGCAATACGCCACCCCCAGCGTCAAGCTGTTTGGCGATGAGTGGACGGGCGGCGACCAGCTGCTGCGTGCGTACAACAAGGCCCGCAACTACATCCGCAAGGATGAGACCTACTGCTTCCACACATTGCGTCACAGCTTTGCGACGTGGTGCAACGACGCGGGGGTGCCGGTTCGCACGATCATGGACCTATTGGGTCACAAGCGTGTGGAGACGACACTGCGGTATGCCAAAGTGTCGGACCAGGCGCGGGAGGAGGCCATTTTGGCCATCTAAACGCGACTACCAGGGGGCCATCTGATAGGCTTCCACCACCCAAGCGGCGAGATTCGCAATGAGTCTCATCGCTGGAATCCCCACGCGGATGTGGCGGAATTGGTAGACGCGCTAGTTTCAGGTTCACGGGCGACTGAAATCCGCTAGTGAACACGCCAGGTCGCAAGGCCTGGCTTTTCTTTTGTGGTCTGGTATCCACTAAAGAACAGGTCTAAATCACGGTTCTAACTCGCTATCTCACCGCCTATGGCAACCCCCGCTCAGATCGAGCAACAGGTCGAATTGGAGCGTCGCGCCATCCGCCAGGGCACCCAACGGCTCTGGTCCAATACATTTGAACTAGAACAAAAGAGTTATGCCAGCGCCTCGATTTACGGGGTGACTTGCATCCAGGCGATGCTTCCCAAGCTAGTAAGTTATATCGATGAGACGGCATTTGCTCGCATTCAGAAGGGCGACAACGGTCTTTTGTTCGCGGAGATCAATGCTTACCTGCTGGAATTAGACACCTATTCCATGGCAGCCATCGCCTTAAAGATTGCCTTCGATAAGATCTTTAGCCACAAAGCTAACTCCAATCTTGTTACGGAGGTCATCTCTTGTATCGGTGCTGCTATCGAACAAGAGTGTCAGATGCGCTGGTATGAAAAGACGGATCCCAACCTTTTACAAAGAATCAAAGAGAACTACTGGCATCAATCCTCAGGCACCCGTCAACGCTTAGCCACCACCAAGACGTTGATGAACCGCTATGAAAAAGAGTGGCAGCACTGGTCTCGCACCGTTCGCACCAAGCTAGGCGGCTGGTTGCTGGACTGCCTGTGTCAGGTGTCGGGCTGGTTCACCAAGGTGGTGGAGATGCACCATGGCAAGCGCCAGAACTGCATCGTTCCCACCCCGGAGTTCTACGCCGTCAAGGACCAGATCATGGGGGATGCGGAAGGCTTTGCCCCGTTGGCCTGGCCCATGCTGATCGAGCCCAACGATTGGTCGCCTGCCAAGCCAGGGGGCTACCTGCTCAACGAGGTGATGCGCGGCCACCAAATGGTCCGCAGGGGTGATCAGGGATGTGTACAGGGGGAGGGAATCTATGCATTCCTCAACCACCTGCAGAAGGTGGCCTACAAGGTCAACCCCTTCACCTATGGCGTGGCCCTCCAGCTGATGGAGCGAGGCATCCAGGTGGGGAAATTCATTCCCATCTACGAGGTGCCCAAGCCTCCGAAACCCTCAGACATCGCTGAGAACTACAACAGTCGCAAGGACTACAGGCGTCGTACAGCTGAGGCCATGAACCAACAAGCGCAGGTCTTTCGCAAGAGCTGCCGCACCCGCATGACCATGGAAGTGGCGGGCTTGTTTGCCACCAAGGACCGCTTCTTTCTGCCATGGAGCACGGACTACCGGGGAAGGGCTTACCCCATTCCCGCTTTCCTCACGCCCCAGGACACGGACTTTGGCAAGAGCCTGCTGCGCTTTGCAGAGGAGGCCTTCTTGACCCCCGAGTCAGAGGACTGGTTGAAGTTTCAAGTCGCCACCACCTATGGGCTCGACAAAAGCACCCTCCAGGATCGCCTGGATTGGGCGGACAACAACCATGCCCTGATCTCTAGGGTCGCAACCGATCCACTAGCAAACATTGGCGACTGGGAAGCGGCGGAAGAGCCTTGGCAATTCCTTGCTGCCTGTGAGGAGATGCATGCCTGCTTGCTGGCCTGCACCCGCTCTTTCACAGGGCTCTGCATCGCCACCGATGCCACCTGCTCAGGTCTTCAGATCTTGGCGGGGTTGGCGAGGGATGCCAGCACTGCACGTCTGGTCAACGTCCTCCCTAGTGATTGCCCTCAGGACGCCTACAAGGTCGTTGCTGAAGAAGCCAAGCCCCACTGCCCTGAATCGATCCAGCCCTATATGGATCGCAAAACCGTCAAGCGGGTGGTGATGACTGTCCCTTACAACGCCAAACCGTACTCCAACCGTGGGTACATCCGTGAAGCATTGAAGGATAAAGATGTCGAGATCGAGAAAGACGATCTCACGCAGACAGTCAGAGCTGTTCGTGAGGCGATGGAACGTGTGGTTCCTGGTCCCATGAAGGTGATGCGTTGGATTGAAGATGAGGTCTCTGCTGCCATCAAGGCAGGCAAAACCAAGCTGACCTGGACAACACCCAGTGGGTTTGTCGTCAATCAAAAGTTGATGAAACCCAACAAGGTTCGTATCCAGCTTCAGCTGCTTGGATCCTGTGACCTGCTTGTTGCTGATGGTGACACCAATGAGGTGGACATCAACAGGCACAAAGCAGCAACAGCTCCCAACCTCATTCATTCACTGGATGCATCCATCTTACATTTGTCTTTCATCAGGTTTGATGCACCATTCAGTGTGATCCACGACTCTGTGTTGTGTCGTGCCACGGACATGTCGCAACTGTCGACAGTGGTTCGTGAAACCTACATGCATATCTTTGCAGAGCACGATTACCTGCGTGACTTTGCAGCTCAGATCGGTGCGGAAACAGAACCTCCAATCATTGGAGATCTGGAGCCAGAGGCCGTGATTAATTCCACCTATTTCTTCTGTTAATGTCCAATCCCACAATTGTCACTGAACCTGTTGTTCTTGAGGGGTATCAAAACTTCTTCAAGGAAAGCAAGTTTGGTAAGCGTGGTCTGCAGGCTATTGTCCCTGAAAAGATCGTTGATCGTCTTGAGCAAGATCGTGAAGAGCTTCTCAAGTGGGCAAAGTCCAAACATAAAAATCCCAACCGTGCAACCGTCAAGGTTGAGCCCTGGGAAAGTGTGAGTGACGGTCAGTATCAGGTCCGCTTTAGCTGGAAACCTGATGTGGTTGTCCCCATTGTTGATTCAGAGGGTACTCCGATCAAAGAGGAGATCCCGCTCTACAGCGGCAGCATGGTGAAGCTTGCTTTTGTGCAGAAGCCCTACACCACCCCTGACAGCGTCGGCACCCGCCTGGTGCTCAAGGCTGTGCAAGTCATCAGCTGTGCTGGTGGTGCTGCTGTGGATCGAGGCGACTACGACGATACGGAAGCTGCTGCCTTGTTTGGTCAAACCAAAGGTTTCAAGGTTGGCGAACCTAATGTTTCCGTTACGACTCCCGTTGACGACGACGACGAGTTTTAATGCGATCCAAACTTGAAGAGAAAGTCGCTCAACTCCTCAATGAGTTGGGTGTTTCCTTTGAGTACGAATCAACAAAAGTCCCATACATACTCCAATGTAATTACACTCCAGATTTCTTGCTTCCCAACGGTGTCTATTTGGAGACCAAGGGTCATCTTACCCCTGAAGACCGCAGGAAGATGGTTGCCGTAAAAAAGGCCAACCCAGATCTGGATATTAGGTTCGTATTTCAAGCCCCTTATAACAAGATCGAAAAACGATCTAAAACCACGTATGCCGCTTGGTGTGAGAAAAACAACTTCAAGTGGTGTGCCTATCACTCCATCCCAATCGAATGGTTGACCTAGCCGTCATCAAAGATCTGGCGTTCAACCTCATTATGGCTCTCGATAAACACTCCTCTCCCCAGGATGTTATCGAGGGCTTTGAGGATGCGTTGGATGACTATGAAGCTCTTATCCACCAACTTCACAAATGAGCACTCTTGAATATGGTTCTGCAGAATTTTATGCAGAGCAATTCAGTGACATCCTGGCTGATGTCGACTCTGAAAACGACAAGTATGCAGCCAACATCATCGCTGGCTTCTTAATGTCAATCGATGATTGGCTGAAGTACCACGACAACCAAGCTGATGCATACCGAGAAATCAGAGAGCGAGTTTGTCAGGCACTTGCCGTGCAATAACTGTGGCTCATCGGATGCCAATGCGCTGTACACCGATGGCCACACCTTTTGTCACAAGTGTCACAATTACGTCTCTGGAGACGGTTCCACTGAACAAACCACCTTCACTGTCAAAGCTGTGCAACTCCAAGGCTCTGCCCAACGACTCAACAAGCGAAATATCAGTGAAAAAGTTTGTGAGAAGTACAAGATTTATCGAGATGGTGAATGCCTAAGGTTTCATTACTTCGATGAGTCAGGCATCCTGCGTGGTGTCAAAACCAGAACCAAGACCAAAGACTTCTTTTACGAAGGTCAGCAAGCCAATGCCCTCTTTGGACAACACCTATTTCCAGCCACTGGAAAACGAGTCGTCATTACAGAAGGCGAACTCGATGCGGCTTCATGTTACGAAGCTATGTCGGGGTGGCCGATGGTTTCAATACCTAGCGGTTCCGGTTCGGCCAAGAAGTCGATTCAACGGTCTCTCCCATGGCTTCAGGGTTATGCGGAGATTGTCCTGTTCTTCGACAATGACGAGGCAGGCCGTCAAGCGGCGAAGGATGCAGCAAGCGTATTGCCACCTGGCAAGTGCAAGATTGCATCGATCCAGGGTAATTACAAAGATGCGTCAGACGCCCTCTCTGCCAATGACCCTGAGGCGATTTGTCGCGCTATTTGGGATGCGAAACCTTTCCGTCCAGATGGGATCGTTGATGGCAAAAACCTTCTAGATCTCGTCACCACTCCTAGCCCTCCCTGCAATCATGAGTACCCCTTCGTGGGACTGCAAAATAAACTTCACGGGATCCGATACGGAGAGCTTGTTACTATTACTGCAGGATCTGGCATTGGTAAATCCAGCTTCTGTAGAGAGTTGGCAACTCACCTTCTCGGTACCGGTGAACGAGTTGGATACCTGGCTCTTGAAGAGTCAAATCGCAGAACAGCTCTTGGACTGATGTCTGTTGCCTCCGGGCAAGCCCTTCACATTGGAGAACATGAGAGATCCAAACTTGAACGAGTCTATAGCGACACTCTTGCTAAGTGGAACTTGTTTTTGTTTGATGGTTTTGGTTCTTTCGATCCTAACCTAATTTACAACCGAATCGAATACCTGGCCTGTGGCCTTGACGCAAAAGTAATCTTCGTCGATCACCTATCCATTCTGTTGAGTGGTCTTGATGGTGACGAGCGGAAAATGATTGACCAGACAATGACCAACCTTAGGTCTCTGGTTGAGCGAACTGGTGTAGCCATGTTCCTTGTGTCGCATTTGCGGCGTACCAATTCAGATCAAAACCATGAAGAAGGCGCACGAGTCACTCTCGGACAACTTCGAGGTTCGGCAGCAATTGCTCAATTGTCAGATGGAGTTATTGCGCTTGAACGGAACCAGCAGGCGGATCGAGGATCATCTTCAACGACTGTGCGAGTACTTAAAAATCGCTATAGCGGAGAAGTCGGAGTAGCTTGCCATCTTGACTACGACCTGTCCACATGTAAATTCTATGAAACAGAAGCCGCCGACGACTTCGACCCTACCACCGACTTCTAGCGGTCAACGCTACCTACATTTCCCTACTGGCTTGATCTTAAAAGCACCTAACCCTCCTACTCCCGAAGCCATAGAGAAAGCACAATTTATTGATAAGACCTTTTCTTGGTCTGGTAAATGAAAGTCGTCTTCGACATTGAGACCAATGGACTTTATGACGACGTTTCTTGCATCCACTGTTTAGCTTATAAGGATCTAGAGACCAAAGAGGTCTTTGTCTTTAACGACACAGGTTCTAAGCAGTCGATCACCGCTGGCATCACACACTTAATGGAGGCTGATCTTTTGATTGGCCACAACTCCATTGGTTATGACCTTCCAGTCATCAAAAAGCTGTATCCGTTCTTCCAAACATCAGCCCAACCTCTTGACACGTTGATCCTTAGCCGGATCTATCACGCTGACATGTTGAAGTTAGACGGTAAGCGTAACTGGCCACAGATGCCTGCACAGCTCTATGGCAGACACTCTTTGGAATCCTGGGGCTACCGCCTTGGTGAATACAAAGGTGGCTTTGCCAAGAACACTGACTGGAAAGAGTGGTCGCAGGACATGGAGGACTACATGGTTCAAGATGTCAACGTTACAACTAAATTATGGTCCTACTTTGTCAAGAACTTCCTGACTACATCAAGTTAGAACATCAGGTTGCAGAAATTCTCACCCAACAGGAGCTTCATGGCTGGTACTTCGACGAGCGCAACGCTTACGAACTTGAAAATCAACTTAGACGAGAGCTTGATCGACTTGCAAATGATCTTAGATCGTTGCACCCGTTTGTCTCAGGCGGTCCGTTTACTCCAAAGCGAGCTAACCGAACTTCAGGATATGTTGAGGGGTGTGAGTTCACACGTATAAAGGATCTGAACCCAACATCCAGGGATCATATTGCCTGGGTGATGCAGACTTTTTACAAGTGGAAACCAACCGAGTTTACTGAGAAAGGTAAACCAACCATTGACGAAGTTGTACTCAATGATATTGGTACACCAATTGCTCTGAAGTTCTTCCGCTGCTTAGAACTAACCAAACAGCTTGGCTTGTTGTCCGAAGGTGTGAACGCCTGGCTAAAGCTTGTCAAAGACAATCGAATACACCACCACTGTTCAGTGGCAACCAACACCCATCGATGTGCTCATCGAAAGCCGAATCTAGGTCAAGTACCAAGTGACGCTGAATTTAGAAAGTTATTCTGCGCTAGCCCTGACCTGTGCATGGTTGGTGCTGACCTCGCAGGGATTGAATTGCGAATGCTTGCCCACTATCTGGCTAGATACGATGGAGGCCGCTACGCAGATGTTCTTCTCAACGGTGACATTCACCAGGAGAACGCAGACAAGATCGGCATCAGCCGACGTTTAGTGAAAACCGTTACCTACGCATTCCTTTATGGTGCTGGCGATCAAAAGATTGGGCTCTCCTACGATCAAGGCCTTTCCAAGGACCAGGCGATCAAGAAGGGGCGAGACATTCGCCAAGCTTATATGGATGCCATTCCTGGCCTTGAGAAGCTCGTCAACGCTACTAAAGCAGCTGCTAAACGAGGTTACATTCGCAGCATCGACGGTCGCCATATCGGCGTTGAGTCGGGGCACAAAGCCCTGAACTATTTGCTGCAATCCTCAGCAGGCGTCATTGCCAAGCGGTGGATGGTAATCGCTAACAACCATATTAAAACCAACTCTATCTCTGCTCATCAACTGGCGTTCATTCACGATGAACTTCAGTTTGAGACAGAGCCTTCCAATGTAGATGTGCTCAAAGGAATCCTCCTTTATTCAGCTCAATCTGCTGGGGAATATTACAACATGCGCTGTCCCGTTTCCGCCGACGCTAAGTCAGGCAGTAACTGGGCAGAGGTGCATTAAGTGTAATGAGGTTAAAGCTCTAAGTAGTTTTGATGTTTACCAAACAGGTGGAGGCATTAGGAATACATGCAAGACCTGTAGGGCAGAGATGAGTCAGTTGAGGAGCAAGCTAAGGAAACTATTTCCCCCACCTCCTCCAGGCTCCTGCCCCATATGCGGAAACCACACAACCACATGGATCCTTGATCACTGCCATACCACTGACTCGTTCAGAGGGTACATATGTGATCGATGCAACCGTGGCCTTGGTTGTTTTGGTGATGATCCAGAGCGAGTCCTTAAAGCTTTAACTTATTTGTCCACTAGCAGATATGCCCCCAAAGACCAAGTCCAAAACACAACTTACCAAAAAGCAGTTTGAATCCCGTGCTAAATACAAGCACACTCATCAAGGCTCAGGCTTGCGATCCTTGCCTAAACCTGGCAAGAAAAAATATCGGGGCCAAGGCCGATGAGTCTTTTGATTGACGCAGACTTCCTTGTTTACAAGTGCTGTGCTGCCAATGAGTCTGAGATCGACTGGGGTAATGATGTAATTCTAGTTACATCAAACTTCAGTGATGCACTGAGGATGGCTCAACAAGAGCTGTACCGAATTGCCTCTGATCTTGGTTGCTATGATGATTCTATTTTGTTTTTTAGCGATAGTACTAACTTCCGTAAGACTATCGATCCTGAATACAAAGGCCACCGCAATCGGAAGAAGCCGTGTGGTTACAGGAGAGTCATCAACGCCCTGTCTGAAGATTACCCAGTAGTGGTCATGCCAACGCTGGAGGCTGATGATGCCATAGGCATCTACGCCACCAAGGAATCCGGTCACATTATCTGCTCACCCGACAAGGACATGAAGCAGATTCCTGGAGAGCTGTACGACTTCACCAACGAAGTCATCACTATCACCAAGGAGGAAGGTGACCTTTGGCATCTTATTCAGACAATGAGTGGAGATCAGACAGATGGTTATGCAGGCGTTCCAGGCATTGGAATCAAACGCGCTGCAGCCCTATTAGAAAAGAATGGTCCTAGTTGGCAAACAGTTGTTGATGCATTTGCTGAAAAGGGTCTTGGTGAAGATACTGCTTTGACTAATGCCCGCTTGGCAAAAATCCTGCAACACACTGACTATGACTTTCAGTCCAATTCCATCCGATTCTGGAGCCCTCCCTGCACCAATAGTCGAAATGACAATGGAGCAGAAGTTCAAGCTCAGGCAAATTGAAGACGCGCTAAGGCACCCTGATTCATCCAAGGAGGACATTATCACCATCTTCCTGGCATTGCAGCATCAGTGCTTTGTTCTTGGCAACTCACTCTCTAATCTAGTTAAAAAATGGCCAGCTCCCAAATCGGCCCAAGTTACTACCGACGAGGACTAATCCAAGTCTGGGACTTTATCCGTGACCAGGGCCTTAACTTCCACCTTGGCAATGCCATCAAATACATTTGCCGTGCAGGCTACAAAGAGTCTGCCGAGCAAGACCTTGAAAAAGCAATCCACTATCTAACGAATGAGCTTGACAACTTGCGCTCCCTACGATCAATACCAGACGCGGGCAAACCAGTTTCGCGAAGCGTATCAGCTACCGATTGGTCTGACGACTACCTCGTTGAAGCTGCAGCAGACTTTGATCGATGAAGAGCACCTTGAACTTGCTCACGCATATCTAGATCTCCGCGAAGACATCAACAACAAGCGAGCCCGTGAGCACATGCTCAAGGAGTTGGCTGATCTTGTCTACGTTTGCCACCAGATGGCAGCAGCATTTGGCTGGGATCTTCAGGTTGCTTACAACCAAGTCCACGCTAGCAACATGAGCAAGCTTGGAGACGACGGTCAGCCCATACGTCGTGAGGATGGAAAGATCCTCAAAGGGCCTAATTACTTTGAACCTTCACTTATTAGTCTTGTCTAAAATGTCCACTAAAGAACTCATCGCCCGCACTGGGCGGGTGCAGTCTTGGATCGACGACCCCACCTCTCGTTTACCCGTCTCCTGCACCGTGTTCGTGGTGGAGGATGAGATGGAAGGACCAAACGGGATTGAAGCATCATGGCGTTTTGTTAGCCATGCTCTCCGCTATGGAGCGGGAGTTGCTGTTCATCTCAGCAAGCTTCGTCCAAAAGGTGCAGAGAATGGCAAAGGTCTTGTGGCTTCTGGCCCTGTGTCGTTTGCCAAGATCTATTCAACCCTAAACGAAATTCTTCGCAGAGGCGGGGTGTACAAAAATGGAGCCGTGGTTGCTCATCTTGATCTTAATCATCCCGATGTGCTGGAGTTTATTACTGCTAGCCGGGCTGATCTACCTTGGATCAAGCGTTGCGTCAATATTAACCCGCATTGGTGGAACGAAGCGACGCAACAAGTAAAGGATGCTCTGCTGCAGGGTATCCGGCAAGGCGACATTTGGTTGAACAAAACAAAGGTAGATCGAAATGGAAATCGAATCCGGGGAAACGTTTGCCTGGAAGTGTACCTGCCTTCACGGGGAACCTGTCTACTGCAACATGTCAACCTTGGCGCATGCGAACTCAATGACATTCAAAGTGCATTTGTCAACGGAATGTCTGAGCTGTGCGCCCTCCATGCCAAAACAGGCGTTGGAGATAGCAGAGAGTACCTCCCTGCGGAGACGGATCGCCAGGTCGGTCTGGGAATGCTCGGACTGGCTAACCTGCTCCGTCGCTCCGGTGTGACGTACAAAGAGTTTGGTAAGGCTCTGGAGGCTATGAATGCCAAGGAACCCCATGCTCACACCCCTGCTTCTGTCCTGGCCCACGAACTGCGGGCTGGGATTATTGCTGCAGCCCAAGTGGCCAAGGTCAACCGAATGGAGCGGGCTTTTGCCATTGCCCCTACGGCTTCCTGCAGCTACCGCTATACCGATCTCGATGGGTTCACTACCTGTCCTGAGATCGCCCCTCCCATCTCACGTCATGTTGACCGTGACTCCGGCACCTTTGGTGTGCAGAGCTACGACTATGGCGACGTTGAGGTTGCCAGTGAAGTCGGCTGGGAGGACTACAAACGAGTTGCTGACGGCATCATGCAGATGCTGAACAGCACGGGACTTCTTCACGGTTACAGCTTCAATAGTTGGTCTGATGTGATCACCTATGACGAAGCGTTTATTGAAGAGTGGCTGCAATCTCCGCAGACCTCCCTTTACTACTCGCTTCAGGTAATGGGTGACACGCAAGACAAGACCAGTGCATATGCTGCATTGGATGAGTCTGAGGTGGACGATTACCTGGAGTCGATTCTCAACGATCCTGCTCCACAGTGTAATTGCGGCGAATGAACCCTTATCAAAAACTCCTGACTCGTAAACGAACCTGGACCCCTGTCCAGACCACAGCTGGCAAGTTGGCAGAAGGTGCGGAAGAGACTATCTTCCGTGCCCTTGCTATCCGTCATATGGAACTGCCGGTTGGTGACTTTATCCATGAGGCTTTGAAACATGAAGTTCCAGAAATGGCAAGGGATCTCCTTTTGTCCAATATCCGGGACGAAGAAAAACACGACCTGGCTCTCGGTTACATCGCCAACGCTATTGGGATGGACGAGAAAGCTGAAGAGGAAGCAAAGAGACTCAGGGATGCTTGGGTCTCGCATCCAGATCACACGGTCCTCAAGGCGATGGTGGCCGAGCGTGCAATTTTCTTTGTTCTACTCCCATTCTTCCGCTTTAATGGTGACGCTGGTCTCCGAACAGTAAGCGCCGATATCAGTCGTGATGAGCAAGTCCATGTGGCAACGAATAGCCTGGTATGTCGTGAGCTTGGTCTCGATTGGAGTCCTTCTCTCGATAAGCTCAGGAAAGCAACCATTAATTGGGTGATGCAACCCCTTACTGGGGTACACACCAATAAATATCTGAACAAAAAATTTTGGCTGGATGCAAGTGATCGTCTGATGTACGAGGGCAAAGCTCCCGAGCTTTCCGAGACCAAACGTGCTCGTATGCCAGCGTTCTTTGAACATGCAAATCCAAACCTCCCACAGTACGCTTAATCTTGGGCTTACTGTTCAAGCGTTGTTGGCAGAGCTTGAGGATAACTTTCCTCAGTTCCTGCCACAACCTAATGATCCAATCAACATGATCATGTACAAGAGTGGTCAGCGTTCAATTGTTGAATGGATAGCAAGCCGTATCTCTGAAGAGGAGATTTAAAATGTGTATGATCAGGCCTTTTGCTGAGTCTATTATCAGTAAAAAGATTAGCGACGATCAGCAAGCTAAGTCTACGCAATCTAAAAATACCGCTAAAGACTTTGTCTCCGGTGGAGGTACAGGAACTCCAACCTCTACTGGATCATCCAACTCTCAGGTGAAGGTTGGTGCATCTACTAGCAACTCTAGTCGTACAGCCAACACTGGCTTAACCCGACTACGTATTCCACGTTCTACCAATTAAGATCATGTGTTTTGGTAACGCCAGCCGCCAGGCTGAGCACCGGGCTGAAGAGGCCAAGCGTGAAGCGAACCGCATTGCAGTTGAAGGCGAGAACCGCATGAAGGCAATGCAGGCTCAAGCTGAAGCTATTAAGCCTAAGTTCACGCCTCCTCCGGCAACTGTTAATTCGACTCTCGCATCCAGTGGTGGTGTGAAGAGTTCCATGTCCAAGCGTAAGTCCACTCAAGGTATTAACAAAGGTGTTGCGGCTCTCCGTATCCCTTTGAATACTGGTGGTTCTGGTTCCAATAGTAACGTAAACATTGGTTGATTAAATGGCCGCACGATCTAGGTACGATCAACTGACACGCAACCGTGCTCAGTTTCTCGACGTTGCGGTTCAATGCTCTAGGTTGACCCTTCCTTACCTCATCCAAAATGATGAGGGTCGTACATCCTGGCAAAAACTCCCAACTCCTTGGCAATCCGTAGGTGCAAAGTGTGTGGTGACGTTGGCAGCAAAACTCATGCTGTCATTGCTTCCTCCGCAGACCACCTTCTTCAAGCTTCAAGTCCGTGATGACAAGCTGGGCACTGACCTGCCTGCTGAGATCCGCTCCGAACTTGACCTTAGCTTTGCCAAGCTTGAACGGATGGTGATGGATTCGATTGCTGCTTCTAGTGATCGAGTTACTGTTCACCAAGCTATCAAGCATTTGGTCGTTGGTGGTAACGCCCTGCTGTACATGGGCAAGGATGGGCTCAAGCACTATCCATTGAATCGCTATGTCGTTGAACGAGATGGCAGTGGTAACGTCATTGAGATTGTTACTAAGGAGCTGATTAATCGCAGTCTCCTACCTCAGAACTTTCTAGAGATGGATTCTAAGCCCAATCACCCTGGTGATATTGGTGGCAATGGAACCATGACTGATGGTGATGTTGAGGTCTACACCCATGTTCGTCTTGACAACAACCGTTGGCTTTGGCATCAGGAAGCGTTTGATAAGCGCATCCCTGGTACCGAAGGCAAGGCTCCCAAAGAAGCCAGCCCGTTCCTTGTCCTGAGGTTCAACACCGTTGATGGTGAGAACTATGGAAGGGGCAGGGTGGAGGAATTCCTTGGTGACTTCCGCTCTCTTGAAGCACTCGCTCAGGCCCTCACAGAAGGCTCTGCAGCAGCTGCCAAGGTCGTCTTCGTGGTATCACCCTCAAGCACGACCAAACCCCAGACCATCGCCCAGGCAGGCAACGGTGCCATCGTCCAAGGGCGACCTGATGACATTGGTGTGATCCAGGTTGGTAAGACCGCAGACTTTGCTACGGCTGCCAACATGATGGCCACTCTTGAGCGTCGACTCTCTGAAGCCTTCCTCGTGTTGTCGGTTCGTCAAAGCGAACGCACAACCGCTGAAGAGGTCCGCCTCACTCAACTTGAACTGGAGCAGCAGCTGGGTGGACTGTTCAGTCTGCTGACTGCTGAATTCCTTATCCCTTATCTCAACCGCAAACTGCTGGTTCTTCAACGCTCTGGTGAGCTTCCCCGCATCCCTAAGGATCTGGTCAAGCCAACCATCGTTGCAGGTATCAACGCTTTGGGTCGTGGTCAGGATCGAGAGTCGTTGACGACTTTCATTACTACCATAGCTCAAACCATTGGCCCTGAGGCAATGATGCGTTTCATCAATCCTGATGAAGCCATTAAACGTCTTGCAGCTGCACAAGGGATTGATGTTCTTAACCTCGTCAAGAGTGTTGATCAACAGAAGTCTGAGATGCAGCAGAACATGCAGGTTCAGCAAGGCATGGAGCTGACCAAGCAAGCAGGTCAGATGCTGTCGTCGCCCATTGCTGATCCCACCAAGAACCCGCAAGCATCTGAAGTTATTAACAATGCCCTTGGATACCAAGCCGTCCCGCCCACAGAGGGTACCCCACAACAAGCCCAAGGTGGAGAAGCAGCCCCTGCCTGATGAGTCAGGTTATGCAAAACCCACTTCCTTTGATACCAACAAGTACGCCCCCAAAGACAAGATTGGCCGCCCCACCGTGGGTGTTCCCAATCGTGTTGAACGAGTTGGTCTTGGCGGCTTGAAAACTATTACTAACTATGGCAATCAATCTGACGTATGATCCCAGCACTGACCCTGAAGCTATTGAAGCTCAGGAGGCCAGTGATGCTGACGCTTACGCTATTGGCGAACAGATGGAGCAAGAGCAACAAGCTCTTCTCGCTGGTAAATACCGTAATGCTGAAGAGCTAGAGCAAGCTTACATTGAACTTCAAAAGAAGTTTGGCTCTAAGGATCAAGACGAATCCAGCAACCCAGAAGAACAGTCTGACGAAGACCAGACAGACGAAGAAGAAACAGAAGATCCCTACGTGGACTTTCTGTTTGATGCCTCTGCTGAGTACACCGAAACTGGTACCCTCAGTGAGGAGACGTTAGCTGCCTTCTCGCAGATGTCCTCTACCGAGCTGGTAGAGGCATACATGCGGCTGCAGCAACAGCTGCCTCCGGCTGATGAACCTGCTCAAAGTGTTGAGCTTAGCGACTCTCAAATTAATCAGATCCAGAACAGCGTAGGTGGTGAAGCTGCTTACCAGCAACTCACTACCTGGGCAGCTGAGAACTTCTCGGCTGCTGAGGTGGAAGCTTTTGATGCTGTTATTGAGTCTGGAAACATGGCCTCGATTGGCCTTGCTCTTCAAGCTCTTTACTACCGGTATACCGATTCAATGGGCTTTGAAGGCAACATGATCCAAGGCAAGCCTGCACAGGCTGCAGATGCCTTCCGTAGTCAGGCAGAGGTTGTTCGTGCAATGAACGATCCTCGCTATGACTCTGACCCTGCTTACCGGCAGGATGTGTTTAACAAACTTGAACGCTCTAACCTTGATTTCTAATGGCCCGACTTGCTAAAGGCAAGGGGAAACAGACTCTCAAAATTGCTCAAGGAAAAAGCTTTGATCTGAATCAACCGTATATCCCTGGTGGCCAAAGCTATCAGGGTATTCCCAATGCAACTCCTGAAATGCTCAGGCGTCTGCAGGAACGGAAGCTTAAGAACAAAGGTGGCCAAGAGCTTCCTGGTTTCCTCAAGAATGCTTAATTAATGGAAGTAGAAGAGTAAGCAATATAAAAGTCCTCTGCCTTGATTCAATGACTTTATTCACACTGACCCTCGCTGCTCTCGCTTCTTGGTATGGCCATCCCTATCACGGGAGGATCACTGCCAATGGTGAGACGTACAACATGAATTCAATGACTGCAGCTCACCCATCGCTTCCATTTGGAACAAGGGTGCAGGTCTGCAGTAAGCGCACTGGCCGCTGTGCTGTCGTCAGGATCAATGATCGTGGACCGTTTGTCCATGGTCGATCCATTGACCTCAGCAAGGCAGCCGCTCAACGCATTGGACTGTTGAGTGAGGGGGTGGGAGAAGTAACTCTTAAACGATTAAACTGATGGCAAAAGCTACTCCCTACGATCCTAAAAATCTAGCTACCACGTCTGGTATCACGACTCAGTATGTGACCAACACTGCTGCGGCTGATGGCTTCCAGCGTGCTTATCCGTCTGGTCAAACGCTGACTGAACTGAGCCCCCGTGGCACGAAGGTTCAAGCCAGCACCCTTGCTGCTTGGCCCTGATTATGAAGGGCAAAGGCGGTAAAGGTGGCGGCGGTAAGAAGGGCTGCTGATATGGCTAAACCGGGTCTTTATGCAAACATTCACGCCAAGCGTGAGCGTATTGCCAAAGGTAGCGGTGAGACCATGCGTAAGCCTGGAACACCTGGGGCTCCTACAGCTGCTCAATTCAAAAAAGCAGCCAAGACAGCCAAGAAAAAGAAGTAACCACAAAGCCCGCGCCCGTGGCTTAGTAACGGCGAAATTGTCCACGCACTTGGTTTGGCCTAAGGCTGGCCTCGTGGGCAGGAAGGAAGTGGAGTCAGGCACCTCAGAGTCGGACCTGGCTCCTGTTGGCTATTGGCCCTCTACGGAGGACACCCTTTAGCCATTGACAGTCGGAGAGACGACACCCTTTAAAAATAGCGCGAAAAAATTTCTCAGATCTGAGAGCAAGTCCTTTTCAACTTTCTCTCTTACCTAACAATGGCTAACGCTCTCGTTACCTCTCTGGGTACTATTAACCAAACTTCTAGTACCCCCCTTGCTCTTGGTACCGCTTATGATACCAAGTACGCTACTTACCTGAAAATCTTTAGCGGCGAACTGTTCAAAGCTTACGAGTCGGCTTGTATCGCTCGTGACACTGTGATGCGTCGCACCCTGAAGAATGGTAAGTCCCTTCAGTTCATCTTTACTGGCCGTATGACGGCGGACTATCACACCCCTGGCACCCCGATTCTGGGTGGTGGTGATCCTCCGGTGGCCGAAAAGACCATCGTTTGCGATGACCTTCTCGTCAGCTCTGCCTTTGTGTATGACCTGGATGAGACCCTGGCTCACTACGACCTCCGTGGCGAGATCTCCAAGAAGATCGGCCACGCTCTGGCTGAGGCTTATGACAAGAAGATCTTCCGTCAGATCGCCAAAGCTGCTCGTGAAGCTCACCCGATCACCGCTGCCCCTGGCCCCGAGCCCGGTGGTTCTGTGATCCAGCTGGGCGCTAACAAAGAGTTCGATGCTCAGGCTCTGGTGGATGCCTTCTTTGAGGCCGCCAGCATTCTGGATGAGAAGAACGTGCCCCGTCAGGGTCGCTTTGCTGTGCTGTCCCCGCGTCAGTACTACGCTCTGATCAGCCAAGTGGATAGCAATATCCTCAACCGTGACTACGGCAACAGCCAAGGCAGCCTGAACAGCGGCGAAGGCCTGTATGAGATCGCTGGTATTTCGATCAAGCGTTCCAACAACCTGCCCTTCCTGGCTGGTAACATCTCTGCCGTTAACGGTGAGAACAACAACTACTCCGGTGACTTCTCGACCCACTGTGGTCTGATCTACGGTAAGGAAGCTGCTGGTGTGGTGGAAGCTGTTGGTCCTCAAGTGCAAGTGACCAGCGGCGACGTGTCCGTGATCTACCAGGGCGATGTGATCCTGGGCCGTATGGCCATGGGCTGCGGCACCCTGAACCCTGCTGCTGCTATTGAGCTTCAGTCTGCTCGTTCCTGATAGCTAGAGGTACTTACCAATGGCTATTAATCCTGGTGAAGGTGTTGGTGTTACTACCAGCCAAACCTGGAACGCCTTCCCCCCTGTGGAGCTTGGTCGTTCCGGTGGAACTATTGCTCAACTGACGCGTATTAGCGGTGGTACTGGTTATTCCAACGGCACCCTTGCTACCACCACTGATAGCAATAACGGTACTGGCGCCACTGTCACCGTGACTCAAACCGGTGGCATTGTTGCCGCAGCCAACACTGTTGCTAACGGTGGTGATGGTTACCGCTTGGGTGACGTGCTGACGCTTGTTGGCGGCGATAACAACGCCACCTTCCGTGTTACCAAACTCTCGTATACTAACTGAGGTTTTCAATGGCAAACGCTGCTTCTGCCGCTGGTGATAACGGTGTGGCTGGAACCTGTGTGTTCTCTAGCCGCACTGTAGCTGGCGCTCTTGGTTCGACCTACGCTGACAACGGCAACCTGGCTGTCTCTGACAACCACGCTGTTCGTCGTTCCGTGGCTCGTACCAGCCGTGCTAACCCGAGCACTGCTTCGGGTGTGTTCTCGGAGACCCAAGGTCTTCGCTTTGCATACACTGGTGTGGAGGCCGATTCTCCGGCTCTCGATGCTAGCCGTACTGCTGTCTGATCTTTGTGGGGAGTCTTTATTGGCTCCCCATTTTTTTATTCCTAAGTGATAGGTACAATGCCTTTTCCTACATATGCTGTGTCCACCGAACTGGATGCTGTAAACCAAATACTTAGCTCTGTGGGACAGGCCCCTGTCACCACTCTTGATCTTCAGAATCCAGAGGTTGCCATTGTCCTGAATACGCTCCGTGAAGTTAACAAGCAGGTTCAGGCAGAAGGTTGGGTCTTTAATACTGAGCGTCATTATGAATTGACTCCTGACTCAGTAACTAAGGAGATCTCATATCCTACTAACGTTCTTCAGATCGATACCAACACATCCCAGCACTATGACGACTACAACGTGGTTCGTCGAAATGGCAAGTTGTACGACAAGCAGAACCACACTTACCAGTTTCAAGACTCTGTCTATGCAGACATGGTGTGGTACTTCGATTTCACTGATGTCCCCCCTGCTATTCAGGCTTACATCACTGCACGAGCTGCTCGGATGTGTGCCACCAAGATGATTGGTGATCAAGAGATTAATAAACTTCTGGCTGAACAGGAACTTCAGACTCGTGCCTATGCCCTTGAGTACGAATGCAACCAAGGCGACTACACGATGTTTGGTTTCCGTGATGGTCAGAACTACTACACCAGCTATCAACCGTTCCAGGCTCTTGCGCGATGAGTACAGTTACCCAAAGGATTCCCAATTTATTTCTTGGTATCTCCCAGCAGCCTGATACTCGTAAGTTTCCTGGCCAAGTAAGAGATTCTGTTAATGCCTTTCCTGACTATGCACTGGGGCTTTTAAAGCGTCCTGGTGGTAAGTTTATTTCCAGTCTTATCAATGCAAACTCAGGAGGACGTTGGTTTTCAATCCTGAGGGACAACGAAGAAAAGTATGTTGGTCAATATGCTGACAACATCTTCCGCATTTGGAGTCTGATTGATGGTTCGCCCAGGCGAGTCAATATGGGTAGCAACACAGGTGTGCCCGGTGGCTGTAATCAGGCAAACCTTCAGACCGCCCTTGCCGACTACAACACTGCACGGTCTCTCACTGCCACCAGGCTCACTGAACTCAACAATGCACAATCTGCATACGCAGAAGCGTTGGAAGGTCAGACTGCAACAGTCAACGACATCTTTGCTGTTAACTACAGCTACCCCTATGGGGACATTGAGCAGTACATGGTCTCAGGGATTATTCAAAGCCCTGCTGGTATTTATACTGTTTACAACAACGGGACTATCGTTTCCAATTCTGCCAACCTGCCAGCTGGATACGCACTTGGTAATGAATTTACCAATGAGCATCCACTGCTTGCAAGTCAAGGATTCAAGGTTTTTCAAGCTCTTGTTACCGTAGCTGCAACCCATACTGCTGGCCAGTTGTCAACGGCTTCAACTGCCATGGCAACAGCTCAGACCAACTACAACAACGCTGTCTCCGATGAGGCTACCAAGCGTAGTACCTACAACACTCAACTTGGTAATTGTGCCATCACCACGGTACCTAGCAATGCGTATCTAAAGGATGCCACTGCTGCAGACCTGGAGTTCCTAACCCTCAACGATTACACCTTCGTTCTCAATAAGAAGAAGGTTGTTGCGATGAAGGCTGCTACCACAGCCGCTCTTGCAAAGCAGGCAATGGTTGTTATCACCGTTGTTGCTTATAACAGCAAGTATCAGGTTGTTCTGAATGGAACTACCTACAGCTACACCACGCCACAGGACGCAGCGGCTGGTGTTGCAGATACACAAACGATCACTTCAAACCTTGCTACTGCCATTAATGGCGTTGGTGGTTTCACAGCTGTTGCTGTTGGTCCTGGCATTTATATTTCTAATGCTAGCTCCTTTACTATCGAGACCAGAGGCTCTACCCAAGAGGATGGCATCTTTGCTTTCCAAGATCAAATCAGCACAATCAGCCGTCTTCCTAATCAATCCAAGAACGGATACAAGGTTCAGGTCACCAACTCTCAGGACATCGATGTCGATGATATGTGGGTTGAGTTTAAGACCACCAATAGCCAGAACTACGGTCCTGGTGTTTGGGAAGAAACCACAGCACCTGGAATTACTTACCAGCTTGATGAGCTAACAATGCCTCATCAGCTTGTTCGTCAGACAGATGGCTCGTTCCTGTTTGGGCCTGTGACTTGGGAAGACCGTGTTGTTGGTGATAACGAGACCAACCCTGTGCCAAGCTTTGTGGGGTCCACGATTAGTGGCATCTTCTTCTATAGGAACCGTTTGGGCTTCCTTTCTAATGAAGCTGTCGTCTTGAGCAAAGCTGGAGACTATTTCAATTTCTTTGCTGGCACTGCTTTGACCGTCAGCGATGATGATCCGATTGATATCACTGCCTCCTCCACAAGACCAGTCAGCTTGAACTACGTGCTTCAGGCCAGCGTTGGTCTTGTTCTCTACGGCCAGAATGACCAGTTCTTGCTTACCACTGACTCCGACATCCTCAGTCCCAAGACAGCAAAGATCAATACACTCAGTACTTACGAATGTGAGTCTGATGTTAGAGCTGTTCCTCTTGGTACCACCCAGGCATTCATCTCCAAGACTCCGCTCTACACCCGAGTTTTTGAGCTGTTTGAGATCAGCAATGACAGACCGCCGTTCATGTATGAGCAGTCAAAGCCTGTCCCCGAGTTGATTCCCAGTACCGTTGATTCCCTGATCTCTTCTCCTGGTCTCTCCATTGTGTCGCTTGGAACCAAGGGGAGTTCGATGCTGTACCAGTACAAGTTCCTGCAGGACGGAGAAAAGCGGCCTGCTCAGAGCTGGTACAAGTGGCAGTTGACTGGCAACCTGCTCGATCAATTCTTTGATGCCAGCACCTTCTTTACTGTGGTTACTGATGGCACCAAGGTCCAGGTGTTGTCCTATGACCTCACTCAGGCCAACGAGGAAGGCTTCCTTACCCTCCCTACTGGTGAAAAGACGGATGTATGCCTGGATTGGTTTGATACCAACCCCTACAGGACGTACACCTCTGGTACCGACACCACTCGTGTCTACCTGCCCTTTGATCACATCACTGGTAAAACGTTCACTGTGATGGCCCTAGGAGGCTTCATAGGAGGCTCCAATGACCTGTCCAGTCAGTCGGTAGGCGCTGTACTTTATCCCACCGTACAGGGCTCTACAGGGGCCTATTACGTTGATATTGCTGGTGACTATCGTGGACGTGATCTTATTGTTGGCTACTTGTACAATATGGAGGTTGAGCTTCCCAAGTTCTACATCTCCAAGTCTGACAGTGATGTGTCGTCTACTGACTACACCGCCGACTTGATTGTCCACCGTTTAAATGTCGCTACTGGTTTAAGCGGTCCTGTTACCTACCAAATCAACATTACTGGTATTCCCAGCTGGAACAACACAGTAAGTGTTACTCAGCCAAATAACTACGTCCTCAACAACGTCAACATGCAGGCTACGGCCACCCATGTTGTCCCTGTCTACCAACGCAATGAGAACCTTGGTGTAACCATTGTGGGGGATACTCCGTTCCCTGTGAGCATCCTTGGCTTGACATGGGAAGGGCGTTACAACAACAAATTCTATAAGCGTGTCTAAGATCGTATTTCGGCCAGCAACACTGGCTGATGTACCACATTTAGCACTCAACCTACTGAGTGCAGACAAACGTGAGATACAAGAAGGGGCAGGGCTAAATCCTGTCCTTTCTTTATGTCTCGATATTTCCATCACAGGTGCCACCATCTTTTCTACGGATGATGGTGTTGACCTTGGTCTTGCAGGTGTTTCCGCTGATGGCTGTATATGGATGCATTGTACATCAGCAGTAAAAGAGAAACCTCTTCTATTCTGTAAAGAAGCTAGTCGATGGCTTGATGATTTACATCATCCCATTCTTTTTAATTGTGCAGACATACGAAACACTCTTCACCTCAAGCTGCTTAAGCACTTGGGTTTTAAGTTTTTAAGGGTTATACCCTTTGGTCCAAATAATCTTTATTTTGTCGAGTTTGTACGACTATGGTCCTTCCAATAATCCTTGGTGCAGCACAGGCTGGCATGGGAATCCTTGGCGGTTTGAATCAGCAAAATGAGGCTGCTGGTCAAGCCGCATACAACACTGCCTTCCAAAATGCCATGACTGAGACCGCCAACAGGCGGACTGAGCAGAACTTTGGACGGCAGCTTGGCATGGTCCAAGAGCAGTTCGGTTACAACCGAGATGCTGCTAACAGGGCTTATGCAACCGAGCAAATTCGACTCAATGAGTTGTTTGCTCAAGCAGCCTTTCAACAGCAAGGTGCTCTTCAAAACCTTGTTGAAACCCGTGGAGCTAATAACGCTACTGAACGCTATGGCAGGAGTGCTGCTCGTGCAAACCTTGTTGGCACCCTTGGTCAGTTTGGCCGCAATCAAGCTATCCAGGCTGAGAGTTTGGCTAGTGCTCAGGCTCAGTCAGCAAGAAACCTTGATCAGATTTCCCGCGACTCCTTCAGCCAAAACCTCAACGCTTGGCAGCAAGTTGCTATCGCTCCTACTCTCCAATCCGCTGTCCCAATGCCTCAGGCTCCTAGTGGATTTAATACTGCTTTGATGATTGGTAATAGCTTGATGGCTGGCCTAGGTACCTATGCTTCTTTGAGAGCACCTTCAGCTGGCAGCTTTAATCAATCTGGTCGAAATGTAGCCTCTATAAACACAACTCCTTCAGGGTCTGGTCTCAATGCCTGGGCTTACGGAGCAGGTCTCCCTAAATTCTCTTAATACCTCATCCGATTTTGTTTGATGAAACAGGTTGAACCACAGTTGCAGTTCCAGGGTTTTGCCCAAGGCCAAGGCCTTAACGCTATTCAAGCCCCGGATGTAACTCCTCTGCTACGGCAGAACATGCAGACAGAGCAGCAAAATATGTATGCCTTCAGGCAGACTGCTCTTGAGAACATGAAGCTCCAACAGCTTACCTATCTTGCTGATTTCTCAGAGACTCTAGGCAACACTCTGGTCACCATTGGTAAGCAAAAGAACGAGGCAGATATGCTCGATGGCCTCAGTAAGGCTTATGAGGACGGACTGCCTTTAGAACAGATTGAAGCATTCAAAGAACAAGAAGCTCAACTTGCAAAGACCCGCGATCAACTTGATGGTGTCGCAGCTGTAGCTCAGCAGCAAGGTGCAGACCTGGAGACTGTCTCCCGCTTCCAGCAGCTCTCAGGTTGGCGGAAGTATGGCTATGCCAAGGGTATGGCACAGCTTGCTGGATCCAACTATCGAGAGTGGATCAACAATCAGCTTAACAGCAACAACGATATTCAGATCCCCCTCCCTGATGGCACGTATTTCACGGCAGCCACAGCCCAGGGCCGTGCCCAAAAGTCGGCAGCCCTGGCTGAGCTGCGGAAGGTATACATGCAGCAGAATGGGCTCCTGGGTATGAACCCAGCTCTCCTCAACGAATACGCATTCAATCAGATGCGTCGTGCTGAGGCAGAAACCATGGGTGAGTACATGCGTGTCTATAACGCTGAACTTCAGCAGCAAGGTCAGGACGAGGTATTTAGCGAGTTTGCCCAAACAGTTGGTAGTGACCCTACTGCTTTTACAAACTCCTTGGTTCGACTAAGGGCTCTTGGACTTGGTACACGCGAAGCCCGAAAGGAGCTTATGTCGCTTCTCTATAACCTTCAGAAAACTGATGGTTCAGGAGTTACGGCTGATACTGTCCGCTCCGTAAAGGATTCACCATCTTTTATGGCAGGCAAGTCAAATGGAGACCTATATTTCCAAGATTGGTTTGATGTCGAACGTAAAGTCCGCGATAACGAAAATAAGGCTTTCCGTGATTTGCTTGAAGATGAGCAGGTTGACAAACAATCTTTCCTGCGTGAAACAGAAAAGGCTCTCAGCGGTGTTACTCTGAGTGACGAAGTAATTGATAGCTACGAACGTCAGTTCCAAGACAAGTTTAAAACCACTGAGCGTCCAGATCTCTTTAAAAACTACAAGGAAAATTTCTCGCTCCAGGCTAGGGCTAGAGAAGAGCAGCGCAATATTCTCAAGTCTCTTAGGGATTCTCGTAGGCTTACCGTTGCGGAACTGCAAACTGGCAAATATCTTCCTGAAGTTGCCAAAGAGTTTATGGATGATGCTACGGCGTTAGACAAGCTCAATGCTCCACGGGTCGATCCTGAAAAGAAAAAGTTTGAGGGCATTGCTCGCAAAGCTATTGCGACTCTGATCAACAAAGCGGACAACGATAAAGTACTTCCCCCATCTGCAGAGCTTGCTGTCCTTCATGCCCAAGCTGACTTGGATCGTCGAGCAGCTGATTTGTTGAGAGCCAATCCAAACATGGATCCTCTCACAGCGTATACGCAAGCATCTATGGCTCTTCAAGATGATATTGCTAATGGTCGCGGTAACTACAAGACTAACGGCAAACTTGGCGAGCAAGCTGGCTTCCCAGCTTTTTCAAGTGGCGGTGCAGCTCGTAATCGAGTGACAGCAGCACAACAGGCTAACAAAACTGCCATTTCCCAAATTGAATCAGGTGGTATTGCTGTTCTGTCTCAGGCTAAAGAGCGAGGACTTTTAACTGAACAGGAAGCCATACAAATGCAAGACCCAACTAGAGGGCTTTCTCCTACTGTTCTTGCATACACCCGTGTTCTACAACGAAAGGGCAAGCTCAAGCCAGACGGCACTCCATATAACGAGTATGACGTTGCTGATCTGATGCTTGGATCTTTCGGTCTAAAACGTCAACGTCCTTATGCACAGCGATGGGCTGACTCTACCCTTCCCCCTCAACTTCAGCGCCTTCTTACCCTGCCCACAGGGGCACGTACCTCTCGTGCTTTGACAAGTGCTGGCCTTGTTGGCCCTGGAGCTGCTCAGCAAGCTGTTAAGTACATCGCCAATTCGCTTGGTGTTGACCCACAAGCTGTTGCCACATTTATCAACTACGAAACTGCTGGTCAGCTATTGAGTGGCCAGAACCGTAGTGGTCTTGACACCTTTGGCGGAGCTGGTGGTCAATACCTTGGATGGATCCAATTCTCTCCTGCTAACCAGCGCAAGTATGGCGTAAGGCCTGGCATGAGCTACATGGAGATGGCCAATGCTGTCGTCCGTTATCTCAAAGACACAGGTATTCGTCCTGGAGATACCCTCTCCACGATGTATCAGGCCGTACAAGCTCCTGCATTTGTCTCGCAAGCTCGTAGTACTGGCCGCAATTTCAGTGCTGATTCCAATGGTTCAGTTTCTGACCATGTTGAGAATATGCTGAAAATGCATGGACCTAAGGCTTCCAGCTGGCTTCGTAAGGGAGCCCAAGGGGGCTCTGTGTGGCGTAACCCTCAGCTTATGTCGACCATTGGTCGCAAGGTGTTGGGAGAGCTTCCCCTTACTAGTGGTTTTGGTGAGCACGAATCTTTTAGAAAGAATCCCCATGAAGGCAATGACTACGGTGTTGGACAAGGTTCCAAGCTAAGTCTGCGACAGCCTGGGGAAGTCATTCAAGTTGGGTCACCTAGTAAAAGCAATGGCGGCTACGGCGGCTTTGTTGATGTACGACTGGCAGACGGCAATGTTGTACGACTAGCCCACTTGACTGATGTTTATGTGCGTCCTGGTGACCGTATTGGTGCAAAGCAAATGATTGCACTCTCTGGCGGTACTCCTGGTACACGAGGTGGTGGACGCTCTACTGGTCCCCACGTTCATATTGAACACCTTTCTGGTCCTACGGGCATCCAGGAAACAACCAAAGGTAAGCGCAATCCGTCAGCAATTGCCAAGCAAATCTATGTTGACTAATGACCTACTCAACGCCGTCTAGTGCGGCTCTTGTTAACCCTAACTATTACAGCAACGAGGCACGACTCCTTGAGCTGGAGGATGAGCAGGCTAAGCGTGATGCTGAAGCCAACCAAATGCTCCAACAAGAGCAACAGAAAATTGATCAGCAAAAGGCTGCAACTGCTGCAGCCAATCAAAAACAACAAGCACAGTCAGCTCAACAAGCAGAAAACGCTGCCAAGCCTCAGCCCAACGTTGTTCAGGAACTAGGCACTGCGGTCGTTGGAGCAGGTATCGATGCCGTGGAAAGTGTTGGAGGTACCGCTGAGGGCCTCCTCACTGGCCAGCTCCTGGAGAAGGAGTTTAAGCCCACCTGGCTTCAGGTTGCTGACGAAGCTGAACCCATGAACAGGACTGTCTGGGGAAACATCACCAGGGGTCTTCTTGAGTTTGGTCTTCTGACCGCTGGTACAGGTGGTGTTGGCAATCTCTTCAAGGTCTCCAAAATTGCCCCAGCAGTCAAGGCTGGTCAGTTCCTTACCTCTACTGCCACTACCAAAGGTGGTGCTGTAGCACGGGGTGCTGTCAAAGGTGCCATGGCTGATTTCACCAGCTCCTTTTCTGAAGGAGAAACCATTGGTGATGAGATCAAGAAGGTTATCCCCTGGGCTCCAGTCATCACTACCGACAAGGACGACTCAGCTCTTGAGCGCCGTCTGAAGAACATGCTGGAGGGCATTGGTCTTGGTGTAGCCATTGACCTTGCTCTGGCATCCAAGGCAGGCAAGAAGGCCGCTAGGGCTGCTGCCAAAGGTGAGAACGTTGACCCTCAAGCTGTTGCCAAGAGCACTGCTGACAAGTTGGAGCAAGAGAGGATCAAACCCCAAGAGGAGGAGATCCTTGACTATGCAACCAAAGACCCCGACATGGTTGAACCCAACCGGTTTGCCCATGGCGACTTCTTTGATCTCCCAGATAAAGGTGTTGCTCCTACGGCTGCCAATGTTCGTACTGGTTACTTTGAGAACCTCAAGCAGCTCTATGACATGGAGATTGATGGCAGCCAGAAGTATGGCAGCCGTCAGGTGCTTGCCACCGAATCCCGTATCCGCAATGCTCTAAGCGGTGGTGATCCTGCTCTCAAGAAACTCTATCGAGAGCTGGAGCGGGAAATGGACCGTATGGACTGGCATGGAGAGAATGTCAAAGGTCTGCGTTACGACCGTGAAAAAGTAGGCAACCTAGTTGCTGCTAAGTACGTTGATCTGATGGATGCAGCAATGGATCCTGATGATGCAGCTCGCTTTGCTCAGGCCCTTCAGAACTCCAAAGATCCCTCTATGAAGGGAACTCTTGGAGATATCGAGTACAAGGCTGTCGAAATGCTTGCCAATACACAGGGTCAGTACTTACGTGACCTTGCAGCAGGCACCCTTTCCATTGCTGAAGACTTTGATACTGGCATTCTGAGGCAGCGGCTCCTGACCAACTACGAGATGTCGCTGACTGCTCTACATGAGGCTTCCTATCTCCGTGGTTCGGCTCTTGAATGGCTAAAGACTGGCAAGTTTGGGAAGGCTATTGCTAGTCCCCTCCAATCTGAGAACATCCGTGTCTACATCGACCGTCTTGGCAAGGTACTGGATGAAGATCCAGAGATGGCTGAGCTGATGATGAAAGCTTTTGCTGAGAGTGGTGGTGACCCCAACACCCTGAACAACCTTTACAAGTACAGCAAAGAGAAGATCTTTAACTGGTCCAGCTTCATTGGGCACGAGAATAAGAAATCCGCCTTTGTTGATGGTCTGCAGACAACCCTTTACAACAGCATCCTGAGCGGTCCCAAGACCCTTGCTAGGGCATTTGCTGGTACCAACCTTGTCGTCGCTCTCAGGCCCTTACAGGTGATGCTGGGAGGCCTTTCTCAAGGCGACTCCAAACTCATGCAGCTTGGCATGCACCAGGCCATGGCCATGTTTGAAGGTGCTGGAGAGGCTTGGAAGCTTGCTAGGAATACCCATATGAGCCTGGTTAGGAATCTCGATGATGTTCCTTACCAAGTCAACCGGATCATTCCTCCTACTGAAACCCAGCCTTGGAAGGCTATGGGTGCTGTGATTGAGCGGGAAGGTACGTTCGCTGAGAAGGCGATGTATCGGTTCACTTCTGCTCTCCATGACTTCAACAACCAGTCATGGGTTCGGTATCCGACCAATGCAATGGCTGCTATTGACGCTTTCTCCAAGACCATTGTTGGTCGTATGGAGCTGAAGTCTCAGGCATTTGAAAAGGCGTGGAATGAAACTGGTGGTGAGCTTACAAGCGATCTGGTGAAACGATATGAAGGTGAGCTTAGGGAATTGGTCTTCAACCGTCAGGGTGAAGTCATCAACAAGTTTGCTGTCATGGCTGGTGATGAAGCCTCGCTGATGACACCTCTTGGCCCCAGGCTTGCAGCTATTGACCGTGCCTTGACCCAAATCCCCATGCTTCGTCCGTTCTTCCTATTTATGAAGACGGGTGTTAACGCCATGGGAGTTGTGGCTAAGCACACCCCTCTACTTGCAACCTTCAACGACGAGGTGCGTCATGTAATGAGCGCCCAGCCTGATGACCTTACTCAGGTTATGCGCTATGGCATCACCTCTCCTGAGAAGCTCATGGAGGCCAAAGCGTTGATGCGTGGTCGAATCGCTACTGGCTATATGACTGTGGCAGCTGCAGGTGGTCTCTACACCAGTGGTCGACTGACTGGCAACGGTCCTGCAGATACTGAGCTCCGCAACGCTTGGATTCAAGCTGGATGGCGTCCCCGCTCGATCAAAGTCGGTGACAAGTTCATCAACTATGACGGCCTTGAGCCCTTTGCCTCATTCTTGGCTTTGGTTGCTGACATTGGCGACAACGTTCAGAACCTTGGCGAAAGTTGGACTGAGAACCAGCTTCAGAAGGCTTCGTTTTTGATTGCTCAGAACGTAACCAACAAGTCCTTCTTGAGTGGTCTTGGTGATTTGATGGAAGTACTCAGCCTTGATGTAAATCGCAATCAGGTCTGGGTCGCCAATATGATCAACAACCATGTTCCATTTGCCAGCCTCAGGAACGAGATTGCCAACGTCCTCAATCCTGGCATGCGTGAAGTTGAGAAAGATATCTGGAGCACCATCAGGAACCGTAACCCCATTGCACGAGGCACTCTCCCCGTCAAGCGGGATGTGCTGAGTGGTGAGATTCTCCGTGATTACGACTTCCCCACACGGATGCTCAACAGTATCAGTCCTATTCAGATCACGTCGAACGACTCAGAGACCCGTCGCACCCTTAGGAATACAGGCTTTGACCTTAACTACACCTTGTCGACGGATCGCTATGGCAACAAGCTCAATGCTGAGCAGCGTTCAATCATGCAATCCTACATAGGAGAGCAGAACGTTGAAAAACAGCTTGCAGCTCTGTTTGAAAAACGACAGATCCAGGATGAGATTAAATACTACCAGCGTCTAAGGAACAAAGGTATTCCTGGTCAGACTCCGACTGATCCTAATAATACCCCCATCAAAAAAAGTCTCTTGTACAACGAGATCGAGAGGATCTTTGACTATGCAAAAGACGTTGCTGAGATCAAGATGCGTAATGCATACCCTGATCTTGTGATTACTGGCCAACGTAAGCAAGTGCGGGCTAACCGCCAACAAGCAGGCGACCTAAATGCTGTAAGCAACCTGCTGTCTAACACCAACAAATAGGCGTAAATGGCTGTAACTCAGAATACTTATACAGGGAATGGCTCTCTTTCCCTGTATTCTTTTACTTTCCCATATTTAGAGGAGACCGAAGTCAAGGTCAGCTTGAACGGTACTCTTACAACTGCATACACCTTTGCCAACGCTACAACGATATCTTTTAATACAGCTCCAGCCAATGGGGCTGCTATTAGAATTTTTCGTGTTACTGATACTGCTGCCACCAAGACTACCTTCTATCCAGGTTCTGCCATTCGTTCTCAAGACCTCAATGAGAACTTCTTGCAAACCCTGTACATCTCGCAAGAGACAGAGAATGCTGCAGCTTCTGCCACCTCGACAGCAAATACGGCACTCACCAACTCTGCAGCAGCTGTAAGCACCGCTAATACAGCCAGCACAAATGCCTCTGCAGCTGTCTCCACTGCTAATACTGCAGCTTCCAACGCAAGTGCAGCTGTTACCACAGCTAATAACGCATCTTCAAATGCAAGTTCTGCTGTTATTACTGCAAACACAGCTTCGTCCACTGCATCTTCAGCTCTGAGCACGGCCAACACTGCTCTTGCAGACTCAGCTACGGCTCTGTCTACTGCGAACTCTGCTAACGCTAGCGCTGCTAACGCTGTTACCTCTGCTAACTCTGCTTTTAGTACAGCTAACGCTGCCTCCTCAGCTGCTAACGGTGCTGTTACCACAGCCAACACTGCATCTACTAATGCTAGTGCTGCTGTAACTACGGCTAATTCAGCAGCTACCAACGCTTCGACAGCCATTTCAACTGCCAATGGAGCAGTAACTACCGCTAATGCTGCAGCTGCTGATGCTGCAACTGCAATTGCTACAGCAAACACTGCAAGTTCAAACGCTTCTGCAGCCGTCAGTACTGCCAACACTGCCAGCAGCAACGCCACAGCTGCAGTTAACACTGCCAACACAGCCTCAAGCAATGCTTCTGCTGCTGTCAGTACGGCTAACACCGCTTCTTCAACAGCTTCAACAGCTCTGTCGACTGCCAACTCGGCAACGACTGCTGCTAATACCGCAACTACAACCTCTAACCAAGCCATTGTTCTGGCTAGTCAGGCCATCAGTCTGGGTCAAAAGGCATTTATTGACCTGTATAACCTTGCCTCTGGCTCTGCTGGTTCCAAGATTATCAATCTAGGTGATCTTTCTACTGGTTGTATTTCTAACTTCTTTACTGGTGAATCTGGCGGTACGGCTGCTTACAACTGTGCAATTGGTTGTAGTTCTACCAACCTTGGCTCTCTTTGATCATTTACTAATCTACAAAAATGGCTGATCAGCTTCAACTGCGTGGTGGTACTACTACTGAGCACTCCACGTTTACTGGTGCCCTTCGTGAGGTCACCGTCGACACTACTAAGAAGACTATTGTTGTTCACGACAACGCCACGGCAGGTGGTACACCTCTTGCCAAAGAAAACCTGAGCAACGTTCCTGCTGGCACGATTACCAGCACGATGATTGCTGATGGAACCATTGCTACTGCAGATATTGCTGATGGTGCAGTTACTAGTGGCAAAATTGCTGATGGAACAATTGTCAATGCGGACATCAATGCTGCTGCGGCAATTGACCTGACCAAACTTGCCAATGGTGCTTTGCCTACTGGCATCACCGTTAGCAGCGCCAACATTACTGACCTGACGCTTGCTACGGCTGACATCGCTGATGGAGCTGTTACCAGCGCCAAGATCGCTGACGGCACCATTGTTAACGCTGATATTAACGCAGCTGCAGCGATTGATAAAACCAAGATCAGCGGCACCGCAATTACTGCTGGCGATACCGGCACCGTGACCAGCACGATGATTGCTGATGGCACGATCCTGAACGCCGACATCAACGCATCAGCCGCCATTGCTGGTACCAAGATCAGCCCGGACTTTGGCAGCCAGAACACCACGACCACCGGCACCAGCACCGCCGCCAGCTTCATCCCCACCAGCAGCACCGCCCCCAGTAACGGGGTTTATCTGCCTTCGGCAAACAACGTAGCCATCTCAACTAATGGCACTGGGCGGTTGTTTGTTGATGCGAGTGGGAACGTTGGTGTTGGGGCTACACCCTCTTCATACAAGCTAGATGTATTTGGCGCTGCGCGATTAAACAGCTCCCTGGACGCTTCACTGTATCTTGAAGAGCCTAGCGCAAATAGTGTAAGAATCAAGGCTGGCACAAGCGCCTCGTTCATTGGGACAACTTCTAATCACCCTTTTTACTTCGTAACTAATAACACCGAGCGGATGCGCCTTACCTCCGCAGGCCTTTTAGGTCTGGGGACT